TTAATTTACTAATGCTAAATACTCTTCTTTAACCATGATTTCATTTGTCATGGTTTTTAGATTGTAGTAAGACATGAATTTGAGGTAATCAAACTCTGTGGGGTCGTCTAAGTTTTCTAGAGCGTCTTTTACGAGATGATGGATCATATTCCTATCAGCTTCGTTTTCACAGCGTAGACGGGCGTTCTGGTGCTCTGAGCGTGTGTGGTCTTTGTGTCCAAGTTCGTGTAGGGCGACTTGGATTTGTTGTTCAGGAGTCAAGTTGTGGTCAATAGCGAGCACGTTTGTGTCTGGATTGTAGAAACCGCTATTGTGCCAGTTTGAACCGTCGAAGAGACAAAGTTCTACTTGATATTCTTCGCAGAGTTTAGCGAGTGTCATAGTTCTCCTTCGTTATTTATAGACATCTCTGCGGTGGGCGATTTCCACGGCTAGGACGACTAGTTTATCGTCTTGGATATCACAGATGATGCGGTAATTCTCTACTCTGTATCGCCAGTAACCTGCAAGGTTGGCTTTTAGTGCTTTTCCGTGTTGTCGTGGATTGGTCGTGTTTTCAATGTTTTTAGCAAGCCAGGATAGGATTTGTTTTCTGGTTGGGGTATCTAGTTTTTTAAGTTGCTTGAGAGCTTTTTTATCAATATCTAGCCGATACATTAAGCAATATCCTCTCGAGTTAGTCCTAGTTCATCCAAGACCTCATCCATGGTATAAGTAGCTGGGTCGGCTAAATACTCCATATAGGCTTGGTCGGCTGCTCGTGCGTCTTCGATATCTTCCATGAGTGCCATGAAGTCGTCAAAATCCATGGTCGTTGTGTCGATACCGTGTTTGTTTAGGTAGTCCGTAATGTAGGAATTTTTTTCTGTGAAGTTGATAGTGATAGTCATTAGCGTTCTCCTTTGCTTTTGAAGTGGGCGGATAGGACGGATGTAATGAAGTCGATATCATCTTCATTTAGTGGTTTCCCGTCAAATAACATGGTGTTGGCTGCTGCTTTGCGTAAGTCTATGATTTGTCCGTTTACTTGGGCAAATTCATCACTCCCAGCGATAGCAGGGTTATCTGTTCGTCCGAGCAGGTAGTCGGTGGATACGTTGAAATAATTAGCAATTTCTGCGATACGTTCAGCGTTTGGCGTAGAATTTTTTATCTTATAGAGTGTATTTCTACCATAACCTAAGTCTTCTTCTACTTGTCCAAGAGCTTTTCCACGCTTTTTTGCCAATTCTTTTATTTTTTCAAATGTCTCAAACATTGTTAAATCAACCTTTCTAAGACATCACAAAAAAAATTTAACAAATTTGGTGTAAAAAGGTTGACTAATTATCCCAAAAGGTGTAAAATGTTTTTTGTAAGTGATAAACAACTAAAAAAACAACTAAGAAATAAATTATAAAAATGTTTTGGCGAACGGTATTTATAGATTTATTGGTGTTTTTATTATGCTTTAATTTTAGCCGATTTGGTGTAAGTTGTCAAGTATAATGCAGAAAAATAGTTACATTTTTAGTTGTTTCTTATTTACAAATAAGTAAAGAGGAGGAACGTGCTGATGGTAAGTATTCTTAAAAATTTAGAACAAGAAAAAGACCACCTTGAAAAAGTCATTAAGGTAGTCAGCGCTGGTGGTAAATTTCTGAGATTGCCATATCAAAAAAGTCACGCTCGATTAGTGAGAATCTGAAATTGATTTCTCAAAATCTTTACCATCATCGTAGATGTCGCGTTTGCTTGCTTTGAGTAAATATTCTTTAAAAGTCATAAGGTTAACTCCTTTCTGCTTATATTATAGCAGAAAAAGAAGAAAGAAAAAGAAAGGAGAAAATATGCCAGATATCGCAAACGGTCGCGAAAGAGTTATTGCTTTCTTGAAAGAGAAAGGCATTAAAAAAGCAACTCTAGCGGTTGCTTACGGCTTTAAACGACAGGAAGTGACAAACATTCTAAGTGGAACGACTAAAGGTCCACGAGCGAACAGTTTCATTCTTCAGGTTATTGAAGATTATGGGATTGAGTAGGAAAGATTTGAGGAGTAGGAAAATGAGACCAAAACGATATCCGTATAGTGGACAAAAAGAGTCCACCTTTGTAAAGGCAGACCCTGAGTTAGTTGAAAAACTTTTAAGAAACACTAGTTTTCTTGAGTGTTTACAAAAAAAGCCTATCAATTTTCAGATAGACTCAGAAGAATTTAAGCGTCTTAGCTATGAAGCCATTCATGATACTTCTCAAGTAACTCAATAGGAGGAAGGAATAAAATGATTCACCATTATATAACTCACTATGCCAGCAATGGGAAAGATTACGCCGAAGCATGGATTCAAATTGATTTTTTGGGAATGTGCTTTTGTGTATGGAAAAAGCGTACAACCATTGAACGATTGTACGCAAACGAAGATTAGACTTTTTTCCAACCGTTGCCTTTAGCAGATGTCGGAGGGAGCCGATCACCTTTTCCGATAGTTGCGGTATGACCATTAGTAACTTTTCCGCCACGAGGTCCTACCTCTACATAGCGACCAGGTTTCTGATTATCTGTTCCAGGTTTTATTGGAGTATTTGCCATACTATCTCCTCCTTTCTATAAGTTTGAGAAAATCAACGGTATCTGGTATTATTTCGATGGCTCAGGCTATATGCTTTCAGACCGCTGGAAGAAGCACACAGACGGTAATTGGTACTACTTTGACCAATCAGGCGAAATGGCCACAGGCTGGAAGAAAATCGCTGACAAGTGGTACTATTTTGATGTAGAAGGTGCCATGAAGACAGGCTGGGTCAAGTACAAGGACACTTGGTACTACTTAGACGCTAAAGAAGGCGCCATGGTATCAAATGCCTTTATCCAGTCAGCGGACGGAACAGGCTGGTACTACCTCAAACCAGACGGAACACTGGCAGACAGGCCAGAATTCACAGTAGAGCCAGATGGCTTGATTACAGTTAAATAAATAGAAAGGAAACTTTCTAAATTGTTCTTTCACCGCAGGCTCAGGCTTGCGGTTTTTTATTTGCTCTGATTCTTCAAAAAAGCGTTTTCTTGAAGAATAGGGAGGAGGAATGGCAGGGTATTATTGCCAAAAACGCCATTTTGTTAATAATAGCTCCTTTTTATTTTTTGATTATTGTCAAAAACGGTGTTTTGTCAAAAATAAAAACAGTGACCGAAATCACTGCTTATCAGTTGTAGCAAATTCATAAAGTTTTTCTGCTGTGAGAAGTGCCATTTTGTCCATGCTTGTTTTTCCTTTTCTGAGGTCAGAAACAGTAGTCCATGGAACTCCAGCACCTTGGGAAATAGCAGATGTAGACATCGAACTGTCTAACAATTCTTGAATAACTTCTCTCATCTTATTTGTCCTTTTTATTTTTTAGATAAATATATACATTGACCGCAATTATAAAAATAGCTATTGCACTAACCATTGCTTTTCCTCTTTTCATTTGATAAAATAGAGGTGTGAGGGGCTTTCGCCCCAACCTCTTAGCGTTCACCTTTTTCTTTGACGGGATTTCGGTTTACGCTTTTTGTTTTGCCTTGCGACCGTTATTGCAGTCACCAGACTTGCTATAGCAGTTACCGTTTCAGGGATATTATCTATCGCCTTTTCCAGTAACCTAAGCCAATCTTCTTTGTTCAACTTCCTCACCTCCTTTCCTTATCTTGATTATATTATATCACGGTAAACCGTGAAAGTCAAGCGATTTGATGAAGTTTTTTTGAAAAACAAAGGGGCAAAAAAGGGGCAAAAGTGTCGTAAACCTCTGTAAAACGATGTAAAAAATCAACTTTGCCCTCGCTTTAAAGCTCTAAATTTCAACGTATTGTGAAACAGTGTAAATTATCGTATCGCCTATAATTGTTGTGTGCTCTTTTTTTCGTGCTTTTTCCGAATAAATAAGATAGAATAATCTAGAATAAATGATAATAGAAAAGAGAAAATTATGAAAATTCGTGGTTTTGAATTGGTTTCGAGTTTTACAGATGAAAATTTATTGCCCAAGCGTGAGACAGCGCATGCGGCTGGTTACGACTTAAAGGTTGCTGTGCGTACAGTTGTTGCGCCAGGAGAGATTGTCTTGGTTCCGACAGGGGTTAAGGCTTATATGCAGCCGACTGAGGTTCTCTACCTCTATGATCGTTCTTCAAATCCTCGTAAGAAGGGCTTGGTTTTAATTAACTCAGTTGGGGTCATTGATGGGGATTATTATGGAAATCCTGGAAATGAAGGGCATATTTTTGCGCAGATGAAGAATATCACAGATCAAGAGGTTGTTCTTGAAGTTGGGGAACGTATTGTCCAGGCTGTTTTTGCTACTTTCTTAATTGCAGATGGAGATGCAGCTGATGGCGTTCGAACTGGTGGATTTGGATCGACAGGGCACTAG